GCTGTAGCTCGGGGCCTGTGCCGGCATCGCCTGGGAATAGGCCGCCGTTTGTGGGAACGCTGAGGTCAGCGGCGCCGTAACGGAGGGAGCCGCCTGGTAGGTCGGCTGTGCCTGCAGATAAGCCGCCGGGATAGGCGCTGCCTGTTGGGTCGGAGCCGAGTAGGACGCCTGGGGCTGGGATTGCTGCGTCGCGTTCAAGCTGGCGAGCAGCCCCTGGTACGCCGACTGCCACGGGTTCTCCTGAGGCACCGAAACCGGCGCTTCCGGGGAGTAGGCCGGAGCCTGGGGCTGTGCTGTCTGGTACGAAGGTTGGGCCGTCTGTTGCATCGACGGCGAGACCGCGGTCGGCGCGGCCACGCTGGATGGGATCGAGGGCTGCGGGGTCGCCACTGCCGTCGCCATCGTTGTACTGTCCTGCATAGGTCAGTTCTCTCTTGAGGAATTCGAGGGCTCGATAGACATACGGAGTCAGATCGAGCTTGGGGTCCGCGAGCAGGGGGAGATCCGGAGCCTGCGGGTGCGGGATCTGTCGCATGTTTTGAATCAGCGACAGGAAGGTGCCAATGCTTTGCTGAGTGGCTTGGGCCATTCGGAATGGATAGCCACTGAGCATTGCGCTGCGTTCTTCGTCGGTTTTATCCGGGAAGAGATACCGCAGGGCTTCGATGCTATTGACACCGAGCTCCTGCAGGTTGCGCACAACAATGCTTGAGTTCAGTATATCTTCTGTGGAGTCTTCAAAGACGGGACCTTTCCAGCGCCATTCGATTTTGCGGTCGCCATCAGGGATCAGGCCGACTACACCGGGCGGCAATTCCCTGGCTTGTACCGCTTCTCCGATTTGCGCTTCAAGAGCCTGCTCGAATTGCGCGTAGGTATCGCGGAATGCACCGACTGCTTCTCGATATTGCTCTTCATCGGGGAACTCTTCGCGCAGGGGAACCGGCGGGGGTTCGAGACCAACGGCGGCGGCGAAAGAATCCCGGAAGATCTTCTCCTCGTGGAAGATCACCAGCGCCAGCAACTTACACAAGCCGTATGTCAGCAAACCACGACATTTCCGAGCGGCGGTCGTCGCGGCGCGGCCATACAGCGATTTGATTTCATAGGCCGTTGCACCGGAGCTGATGCCAAGCTCATCGACGCCGCCTAGGGCGTTACGTAGTTCCTCGCGGTACTGCCGGGCGTACAGATTCTGGTCGCCAGATACGGCATCAGGCGTAATGTATGCAACTCGGTCTGTTGCCTCGATGTTGGCAATGATCCGTGGCACCTTGACACCGCCACCACCACCTGCGCCCAGTGGTGAACTGAGCCGCGTAGAGGGGCGGTTTGCTGCGTAGAACCCAGCCTGGGAGCTGATCGTCGGCCTGAGATCTTCGCCGTCGCCAGATTCAACGAGATCCTGCTTCGGGCGGCTAGAAACCAGTGTCGGGTTGCCGTAGAAGGTGATGTTCGCTCTGATATTGCGAATCAGATCGTCGTGCGTAACGATGTGATCCGCCAACCAGTCAAACTCCCCACTGGCGTCCATGCCGGTGGATCGCATGTTGTTGAACGCTTCGACTGCTGGGATGAAGCCCAAGCTATTGCGCAGCGTCCGCGTACTGTTCGGCGCGTAAGTCATTGTCGTCACGCCTACGTCAAAGCTGGGCTTTTCCGTGGTGATCGACTCCTTGATCGTGTCGCGCCTGACCTGCAGCTTGACGTAACGCAGCGAGCCCCCGTCTCCTGTCGGTGTTGTACCCAGCGCTCCAATGCCGTCCCGCACCGTGAAGCTATAGATCAGCTCTACCTCTTCCAGTTGCCCGGCGGCGTCGTAATAGGCGCGGTAATTATCCTTACTGAACCACATCAGCCGGTAGGTGTCCTCCACCGGCCTGAAATACCACAAGCCTTTGCCGTCCAGCAGGAAGTCGTCGATGATGCCTTCCAGCCTGGCGTCGATCTCGTTTTCCTCGATCAGCGCTGCTAAGAAGCTCTTGCGGAAACCAAAGGTGTCCTGCGCAGGGAAGAACTCAAGCCCCTGGCGCAGCATGAACAGCCGCATCTGCGCGAGATGCGAATTGACCACCATTGTGTCGACGCCAGCCGCTCCGTCACGCTTGCGCGCGGCCTCTAGGATGCGGCGGAATCGCTCTGTTTTGGGTTGGCTCATGGATCTAGTTTAGGTCCATTCGATCTGTGCAGCCCCGCGCTTCATGAGCCCCTGCACCACGATATTGAGGCTGTCGGCGCAGTCATCGTGCGGGCTATGACCGAAGTTCGTGATTTCGTCGATCATGTAGCTGAAGTCGCGGTACTTGTTGAAAATGATCTTCTTGGTCTGGAACAGGCCCAGGATCCCGCGCAGTCTGGCCAGTTTGTCGCCTCGGAACCCTTTCACCGGCGAGATATTCAGGTTGTAGAGCTGCCACTCGTTGAACAGGATTCGCTTAAGGTCCCCTTCGAAACTCTTTTGGTACGCCACCACCTCCGGCCAGATTGTGACCGGTGAGTTCGTGGGGAAGTACTGCCCCTCGTCATTAGTGGCCAGCAGGTTCCATTCCATCAGGAGCTCGCACAGCGCCTCGACCTTCTCAATGTTGCCCATCGAGCGCATCCGGCGGTAGTCGATGATGTAGCACTTGTCGTCCAGCCGGCCGGCCAATGTGAACACGGTCCAGTCATTCCGCTCGCTCATACCAGCGGAGAGGTCAATACCTACCCCGACCATGTCGTAGGTGTCCGGTACCTCGCCCCGAACAAACAGCTCTGGACTCACGCCAAGCTCAGTGGAGCGCACCGGTTGGTTGAGATACTGGTAGGAGAAGGCGATGCGATCATCCTGCTGGAGCTTCAGCAGGTACTTCGTTGACCACATCTCCGGCCAGTACGACTTCGGACGGCCGTCTTCGTCGTAGCGCAGGGCGGCTTGGATCACTGTCTTCCAGCCCTTCTTCTCGGTGAAGATCGTCGCGAAGAGGTCATCGAAGTGAAACCGCGTCCCGAGGGCGATGGCGCGCGCTCCTTGGAACATGGTCGGCACGATCACGTTGGTCCAGTTCGTTTCCATCTCCCGGCGAATGTCGGGATTAGCGATCGAAGCTGCACTCTTGATGGCGTCATCGACCACGATCAGCGAGCTGCGCTTGGAGGTGATCGTACCCTTCAGGCCAGCGCAGGCAATAGTGAAGGCGTCCTCGCCGCGGACGTCCACTTCCGCGTAGTCCCAGTCAATGCTCCACAACTCATCCGAGGTCCGAGTCTTTGACAGGCGAACGCACGGGAAGATTTCCTGATAAGTCTTAGAGCAGATTAAATTCTTGATTGCCGCGCTCTTATTGCGGGCCACGTCTATGTTGTACGAAACGTAGAGTATCCTTAGCAATTTCTTGGCAAGTGCGTGGCGTCCGATGAGCCACCCCAGTAACATGCCAAGTACTGTCGACTTTGCACTGCCGCGCGGGCTAAGTAGACATGTGTTTGGCCCTGCAATATCCAACAGGTGTTCGTTGCTCTCGCCCGTCAGGAATGCCTTGTGCCATTCCTTCATATGACGGGCAGGGGGCTTGCCCATCAGCTCACAGAAGTAGCCGAAGTTGTCGCGCGCCTTCAGGACGTGAGGAGGAATCACTGGCTCCTCAACCACGACCTCGGGCTGCTTCTGAATACTCTTGGCCGCTTTCAGCGCACTGCGTTTGCGCGCCAGGGCAATCGAAACGCCTGCCATGCCTTCCAATCTACATGTTTCTCACTATTCACGGGGCCGCCTTACACGCGATGGCGGCAAACTTTCCCGCGCTACCTGTCTGTGTCGAGTTGTGCCCAGACGGCCTCGAACGCTGAGTCCAGCGCAGCAGTTACATCGTCGTTGTCCTTGAAGATCACCCGCAGGTGGCGCATTGCCGCATCAGCGCCGGCGAGGATCAAGCCCTTGCGGTCCGTCGCCCGGGTCATCTTGTCGATCTCGCTCAGGTGCCCCCGTAATTCCTTGGATAAGTGAGCGATCCGACTCGCCGCCGCATCAGGCTTGACAAGATCCGCCTGCACCTGTTGCCGCAAGAAGTCCACGTCAGCCTCTAGCTTGCAGGCTTCCGCAAGTAGGAGCTCTCGCTTGTTCAGTTTGCGGTAGTGCTTGTTGAGCCACTTCTCTAGCGCCGTAAAGCTTTCGCTGTAGCCCAGGACGCTTGCGTAGAGCCAGATCTCGTAGACGGAGTACGTGTTTTCGGCGTAGTTCAGGAACCCTTCCCTGCGATCATCATCGAGCGCTGCAAGGAAAACTGCGACTGGGCCTTCGCCGTGATTCGCCATCAACCGTAGAAACGTGCTCCTTGTGAACGTACCGCGCCTCGAGCATCTGCGCGAAGCTTCCGTTCCTCTAGTCCCTTCTGGGTCATGTTCATCCGCTCTTGCTGGCCAGTGGCTCCGATATTCAGGCGCTGCTGTTCGCCAGTGAGGCCGATCTGACGCTCTTGACTGTCGTATCCATATCTCACGCCTTCAAGCTGCCTGCCAGTGGTCAGATCCATCAGATCGCGCGCAATCGCCCCCTCTTGCGCCATCAGCTTGGAAGCATTTGCCGAACGTAGATTTTCTTGGCCCGACTGGTAGTTGCCTAAAGATCCCAGGAATGCATCGTTATATGCAATCGCTAGGCCGGTGTTCGCCTGCGTGCGACCGATATCAAAGATCGTGCCAACGCCCATACCCGCAATCGTCTCATTGCGGCCATACTTGTCAAGTAAGCTACCTATCGTTCCCAGCCCTGAATTAACGTAGCTTCCGCCAGTAGTGGCCGGCGTGTAAGACGTTTTACCTATAGCAGTGGGCAGTCCCGTCCCGCCGCTGCTGGAGGAGCCTGATCCCGTGGCAGCGCTTGCACGACTCCTGGCCTCTTGCCGCACCTTGTTGATGTCTGAGCGCGACTTCACTTGCCCGGGCTTCATACCGAGGCTTCGTGCGGCGCTTTTCAGGTTTTGATTACCGCGAACCTTGTTAGCAAAGGATGGCATTGCTCCGGCCTCTAAGAGAAGAGAGTGGCTGCTGTCGCACCAAGACCGGCGAGCAGGGCGCCGATATTTGGCTTTCTCGCATCCGCTTGCGCTCGTAAGTTCTTGTCATGAGCAGCCGCATAGAACTTGAGCACCTGTTCAAGGCTCTTGGTATCGTGTTCCGCAAGCTTAAGCTCTTGCCCTGTTATATCCCCAAGGATTTCTCGTTGGCGTCCAGTTTTGGCGTCAAAGAGGTTTATCTCATTTTGCGTCCCAGCTTGCTCTTTCCTGATCGATTGGCTGGTGTCCTCTTCGGTGGTCCTGGTTCGAGCATCAAGGAGGGTATCGGCGCCCAAGAATTGCATGTTGAGCGCTTGGTCTGCTTGCTTCCCTTTCAGGGTTAGCGCTTGCACGCCCCGCATGCCCTGTAAGACCCGTTCCAAGGCCTTGGGGTCACTTGGATCCTTCTTGAGATCTGCTAACTGTTTCTCGAGAGTCTGCTTTTGGATCTCTGCCTGGACTGCTTCTGTGCTACCGGGGATCGGCTTTCCAGTAAGCCCTGAATAGGCACTGTTATAGAGGTTCTGACCGATCGCCTCAAAGATATTGGTTGCTTGATTCGCCATCAGTCGGACGCCTTTTGCCGTGACATGATTCTAGGGATCTCAACCAAGCCTCTTTAGCACCTCCTCAGCATACGTGCTACTGCGCAAGAGGTCACTAGCTCGCTTATTCCGTTCAGCGAACGAGTGATTCCTAAGTTTGGCTAGTAGGGCTAACGGGTCACCCACCTCCACACCAGCCGCCCCTTCCATCGGGAAAGCCGACTGCAGTAACTGCGACGCCATCCGCGCCCCGGCCAGCCTTCGATCGGTTCGACGAGTTAGGTCGTTCTCCGAGCGGATGGCGTCTAGGTTGCGCTGCACTCGCTCCGTGGCGCCAACCTCGCCCAGGGTGGCGGCAGCGAGTTGGGCTGCGATCTTTGCATTGTCGGCGGGGATTGATGCCAGTGCATTCATGCCCGCCGTGCTAAGTACATCGTCGAACCCCGGGACCGGTGCTACCGGGCGGAAGCTGGCTAAGTAGGCCTCTGCGATTGCCATTTCAAGCTCCTCCCAGTATTGCCTGGGTCATTGCTAACTGCTGTTGCGCTCCGTAGGCCTGCTGAGCTAACAGACCCTCTGCCATTGCGCGCTGTATGGCCTGGTCGCCTGCAATCCGAGTCAGCATTTGCTGGCGGGCTTCTTCATTGCGCAATGCAATCTGAGCAGCCTGGTCCTGAATGGGCATCAGAATTCGAGCCCGCTCGGCTTCGGACTCCGCAGCCGCTCGTGCCTGCTTTTGCGCATTGCGAATGGCCCGGTCCTCAGGCGAGCCTTCCGCGAGGTCGGCCGCGAAGCTCACTAGACCCTTACCGAATTCGCCTCCTAGGGCGTTGCCGATAGCCGAGCCAACCAGAATCCCGAGTGGGTTGCCAGCTGTCAGCACACCGCCCAGGAATGCTCCCCCTGCGCCGCCGCCTACGCCGCCTACTACGCGGCTACCGGCCTGGGCGAGATTACGACCTGCGGACTCAGTCGGATCGTTTAGTTCGCTCGCCGCCGAGAGCAGGGTCAGGATTGATCCCAGTCCAGCCACACGGCCCATCCGCAACTTGCCGTCTTTAGCGAGGCCAATGGTTTCTAAGGGCTGATCCACCGCCATCCGCATCCGTTTGCCCCATGGCATCTTGAATGGAATTGCTTCCGTGACAACGGGGACCGCATCAACCGCGGGCGAGCGCTCCGGCGGTTCGGTGCCGGGTACGTTCAAGTATGTGCGGGTGTAGCGATTCATTCCCGGGCCCTGGGCTTATCCGATAATTCTAATTAAGGTTCGATACGTATACCTCGATTCATCGCGGGAACCATTTAGCGCCTGCCGCTTTACCAATGCCGCCGCCGAAGCAACCAGCGAAGGGGTCGCCGATATACCTCTATCCGAACATCTTCTCACTTAGCCCCTTACCGATGGGGTTTACGAACGCAGCGCCGACCGTCCCGAGAACACCTAGGCCAAGCCTCAGGGGATCGTTAGCTGCGTTGGCCTGAATCTGCGCAGCCTCAACTTGAGCGTCCGCCAAACGCTTCTGGGCTCGCGAATACGCCAGTGATGCCAGAGCATTACCAGCAAGTGCGGCGCCAGTTTCATACTTCTTGGCGGCCATACCCCCAAGGGCGTCCGTTCCTTCCTTGGATGGCTGGAAGCCGCCGATATATCCATCGAGGCCAGCAAAAGATCCGTATGCCATTGTCAGCTCAATGCGGGCAGAGAAGACTGTTCCTCTTCTGGGTCTTCAACAGGCGCTTTGCCTTTGATGGCCCTTCGGATTGATTCTAGGGTTTGTCCAGCAATGGCAGCTGCGCCCATCGCGCTACCGCTGTAGAGCAGGCTTTGCTTCAGGATTTCTCCTTCGTTGGCGTCCTGTTGCTGGGCGTATTTCAGGAACGCGCCTTCCTTGTCCTCATCTTTCGCTTCTTTGTATTCCTGCCTTAGGTCTTCCGCGCGTCGCAGTAAGTTCCGGCCGCGAGTATCACCGTCTTGCCAGGTTGCAGCGCTGAGCTTTCGTCCGGCCTTGCGAACACCCGCTCTAGCGCCGACGACTGCGGCAACGGCAGGCAAAAGCCCCGTAGCAACTGGAATGCTCTTGCCCATGAAGCTCACCTCTGGGCCGTGGATACCGTCCAGGGTCGCCTTGACCGGCATGGAGCTACCAAAGAGATAGGCCTTATACGCCTCGTATTCACTCCTTGATACATCCGGCCGTTCCTTGACGAATTCGTCATAGGGCAGCAGCGAGCCACTTCGACCCAGGAAGTAACGGCTGATGCCCTCCGAAACCGGGTCTACCGCCTGCGTTGGGTCGGCCTCGCTCGGTACGGCTGCTTTATACCCGGGCAGGCGCGTGGCGTTTCCGATTGCGAGGGATGTCCCAATCCAAGCCGGTACCGTTGCTGCCATGCGCAGATTCCGGTTCTTGATCCACGGCACCCTGCTTGATAC